AAAGGATCAATCGGAATTAATTCTGTAATTCCATCCTTAGGTCTTTTCTCATCAATTACAATATGATGATACAGCCTAGCATCAATATACCATTTCTTAAACAAGTCTGCACCTGTATGATTAAAATCCAACAAATCCAGAATTGTAGAAAACTCTGTATGTATCTTATCTTTGATACTATCTGTATAATCTAATGAATCCAATTCCAAGGCGACAGCTGCCTTCCCTTCTTCAAGAATCACAGCCTCATTAATAATATCTTCGATAGCCCCATCAACTTCATGGGAAAAACTCATATCACGATATTTAGCAATTAAAACTTTTTCATCTTTGGCGTCTGAATCAGTATTGAGATAATGTCCAAGAATTCCTCCTCCATCAATAATCTGAGTTGCGCCATCATAATTTTCGGGTGTTACAAAAGTTTTAGTCTTTTTCTTTTTGTCCTTCTTGGATTCTATTTCAAAACCGAATAATTCAAAAGCCATAAATGTTTTCCTTTTTAAAATTCATAATAAAAAGGGGATGAGAAACTCATCCCCTTACATATCTTTAGCTATTAAAAGCACCGCTAATATTGCCCAACGCGGTTTTCATCATTCCGCCTAGGTTAACATCAACTTCACCGTCTTTAATCTGGACTCCACCCCATACACTAGAACCAGAAGAACTACCTGAACTATCACCATGACTTGATTCCCAACTATTAACAGCAAATGTAACTGCATATTCTTCAACTTGGTCATTAGAATCCCAAGACAAGTCAATTGCTGCAACTTCTGTTGGATAAATATCTTTCATAGTATAAGAACGAAGCGTATTCCCTTTTCGATCTAATTGTTGCACGATTGCAACACCATAAACTTCATCGGAATTTACTCGTTGATAATTATTATCATGTGCTTGAATATTTCGCATCCATCCCTCAAACTTACTACGAACAGACATTTCCGGATCATTGAATACGGTTACAGTCCAATCAGCAAATGTACGATCACCAGGAACCTTAAGTTGGCGTCCTTGATATGGTACATCAATATTGCCTACTTGTGAAACAGGCATAGAACTTCCTTTACACAACCAAGAAAAGTTGCCCATACTTCCACCAGCAGCTTGAGGAAACATATGCACTTGAAATAAATTAGGTCTTACACCACCCCTAAAACTTGAACTAAAATCATTAATACTTGGCATTTTATTACTCCTTTAATATTTAATAGTATTTATAAGATTAACCACCGATTTCTGAGAAAGAAACATCAGTTCGTGCGGCAATAAAGTTCAACTGGATATAATTGATAGAACGTGCTGGTTTAATGTAAATATCACCAACAAATTGATTAGCATCAATTATACTACCTGGGTTATTTGAACCATCACATACTACTTTAAAGTCAGTAATTCCACGGCGTCCTTGTATAGTTCTTAGAAAAGGTGAAACCATATTTACAAATTGTGCGCGTGTAAATGTATCGTTGAACTCAAATAGCATTGCCTTAGCAGCTATCGAAATTGCTTTTTCAAGTATGATAAAAAGGCGTCGTACATTAATACGATCAAACGCAGTTGGTGTTACTTGAGCAGTTTTATCTCCCCAAAGAATAATACCAGCACCCGTTTGTGTAATATAAGGATTAACACTCTTTTTATATAACTCATCACGATCTGCTTTAGTAGGTTCCCAAGACAATTTAACAATATTCTTAACTTGTCCTCGAGCCATACCAGCAGGTGACCACCATGCATCCTGAGTATATTCTGCTCTTGCTACCATACCAGCAGTATCAGGATTCATAGGCATCCAGAAAAACTTATCTCGATATCTACAATATTGATATTTCCAAGCACCATCATAAACAACGTAGTTGTTAGTTATGTTTTTATCAGCAACAATAGCTGTGCTAGTTTTCGTAGTAACAGCTGCAGTATAACCAGGTGATAAAAATACCATCGCATCATTTCTTTCAGAAGCACCTTGTCCACACATTCCAGACAATGTAGAATTCATAGCAGTAGTTGTTTCTCCACCAATAATGAGATTTACATCTACAACTTCTGGTACTTGAAATAATGGATAACCTTCATTAGCTGTAGTTCTTGAAGCAACGGTAACAGCAGCACCATTATTACCCCATCCCATAGACCCACCTAGAATAGCTTCAGCAGCAGTTGCACTATCAAAAGTTTGAAATGTTGCACTAGATTTTGGTTGACCAGCTGCAGTACCTGCCGCAACTGATAAGTCTGTTAATTCTGTTACATCACCCAACCATACATATTGTGATTCATTACGCAAAACATCTTTAATATAATTACTTGAACCATCATGTCGTTTTGCATCAGAAGCTTTACTTACAAAAGCAAATTTCTCTAAAACTTCACCCGGTACACCTGTCCACAAACCATCTTCATCAATTACAATAACGTGCATCTCATCTTGTGAACCACCATGAGCTGCAACATCGGCAGACGTTGAAGGTGCTCCATCAAAATGTGCAAGAAAGGTTTCATTGATTGTGGAATCTGCCCAACCATTAGAATCAATAACTTGGACTTTTAAACTATTTCCTAAAGCACCGGGATACTTTGCAATAAATAAAACATCAGCTGCAGGAGTTACACTATCATAATGAGTTGCATTATATACAGTTGCTCCGGCAGCGGCTGGAGCATTATTTCCAATAGTTGAGTTCAATGCGCCTGATTCACATACTCTAACAACAAGCAAGTTGTTTGCATACGCAAGGTAATTTGCGCAAGACCAAAAGTGTCTTTCTGTTAAATCGTCTGGTGTACCAAAAACATCAACTAGTTCGTTTTCGGTTGTTATTGTAGTTCTTTCATGGACAGGGCCCCATTGAAATCCACCACAATATGCACCGATCGCCGTAGCGGTATTTGGTACAACCGTTGTTAAATCTTTTTCCGAAATACTTATTCCGGGGGATACTTGAAATGCCATTTGTTTTCTCCTTTATACATTCTTAATATTGATATAGATTTTACTTGTTAAACGTATTAACTTTTTCCCACACACCACCATCGGGCATCAGTTCATACTCGTCATCCAATCCATCATCAATAATACCGAAAGGGATTGTCATATCATCAATAGTATCCATTTTATTTTGATATAATTTTTCCCGTATGTTTTGATTACTCAATTCTTTAAAATACTGTTGATCTACTAGCCATCCAAACAAAACTAATGTAGTCACCAAATCATCATTAGAACCTTCTTCAGCTGCAAATGTATCACCATTGGTTACAAAAGTTGTTAGTTCTGAGATGATATCATAATCAGATATCAGCAACTTATCTTCTTCAACTAAACTCTTTAGATTTGAACAACCTATCTTTTTAACTTGTTTGGTTGTTCTTACTCCTAAAGAAATATCTTTTCTATGACCACTTGATATTTGTTGGCCATGTCTACCAAACCATGATACTGTTAAAAGATTTTCATACTCTAAATCGTGATGTAAAACATCTGCTACTTGAGCTCCGATATCATTACTCTCAACTAAAATGTAAGCATCATTATATTTCTTTCCTATAGTATTTATAATATTAGGAAAAAGCAGCGGTGCAACAGTATTATTTCTGTATTTAGCTACAATTTTGTATGGAACATCTGTCGTATCAAAAACTGTGAACGTAGAATAATCTAAGCCTTGACCACGAGCTGTGTCAACTGTAATGGCATAAGTTTTGCCCATCTCAGGATCTTCATAAACATCTAAATCTTCTTTTGACCAGATAGGTGAACTATAAGATAACTCTTGTAATTTTTCGTATGATATTAGAGTATTAGAAGAACCAAGAAAATCTGCTTCATACTCTTGACGAAATGCTTCTTCACCAATATCAGAGATAATCTTTCTACGCCATTCTTGATCTCGTTCTGGAATACTCGTCCAATGAATCTTGAATGTCTTGAACTGATTATTTCCTTCTACAGCATCATTCCAGAACTTATAGAATAAGTTATAACCATTGGGTGTCGATACCATAATAATTTTGGTATCTTTACCAGATGAAATTGTAGGATAAACTGATTTGATAAATGCATCTGCAATCGTTCTCTGTACGAATGCAAACTCATCCAAGAACAACAATGAAAAACTATAACCACGAATTGCAGATGAAGATGTTGAAGATGCAATTATCTTAGAACCATTCTCCAGCTCCAAGTTTCCTTTGTTCCACTCAACAATACCTTGTTGTAAAAACTTTGGTAGATGTTGATAAGCTGTCTGCAATCTACCAAGTAACTCTCTGGATGTAGATGCTTTGTTGGCCAACATACCAACTATCTTTGTCTTGTT